TGATACAACATCAGTTCATGGAATAGCAGATACTTCAGCACTTGCTACAAAAACTTATGCAGACACTGCAGTTTCAACACATGATACTGATACAACATCAGTTCATGGAATAGCAGATACAGCTCAGCTTGCTACAAAAACTTATGCAGATTCGGCTGTAAGCACACACAATTCAGCAACAACCAATGTTCATGGAATTTCAGATACATCTGTTTTAACTACAGCAAGTAACACACAAACACTAACTGGTAAAACTTTGACAAGCCCTAAGATTAATGAAGATGTGGCTTTAACTGCTACAGCTACAGAACTTAATTATGTTGATGGAGTTACCTCAGCAATTCAGACACAACTTAATGATAAGGCCCCAATTGCTTCACCAACATTTACAGGTACAGTAGCTGGTGTAACAAAAACTCATGTAGGACTTGGAAATGTTGATAATACAACAGATGCAAATAAGCCAGTTTCAACTGCTACTCAAACAGCACTTGATCTAAAAGCCCCAATTGCCTCCCCAACATTTACTGGAACAGTCACACTTCCAGGTGCACCAACATCAGACCTACATGCAGCAACTAAACTATATGTTGACAACGTAACTGCTGGAATTAACTTTCATCAGTCAGTACATGTTGCTACAACAGCTAATCTTTCAGCAGACTATAACAATGGTACAAATGGTATAGGCGCTACACTCACTGCATCAGCAAATGCAGCATGGCCAACAATTGATGGTCACACATCATTTACACAATATGACAGAATTCTTGTTAAGAATCAAACAGACGCTAAACAAAACGGTATTTATATACTATCTGATCTTGGTGGAGTTAGCTCTAAGTGGATTTTAACTCGTGCAACAGATGCAGATAACAACCCTACTGGTGAAATGAAGAATGGTGACTTTGTTCTAGTTATTAATGGAACAACCCAAGCTTCTGTTGGTTATATTAATAACTCAACAGCAAGCCCAATTGTAATTGGAACAGATAATATTACCTACACAGAGTTTAGTGCAGGAAAGACCGTTGTTGCTGGAAATGGTTTGCAAGAGGCAACACCAGGAACACTTTCAATTGATACATCAATTACTGCTACAAAAGCTTCTGTAGATCTAAAGGCACCAATTGATGCCCCAACATTTACTGGATTGGTAACAGTTGCAGCATCAGGAGTAGCCTTTACAGACGGAACTCAGATCTTAGAAGGAGTTCCTTCACGTACACCAATTATTCAGAAGACAGATTCATACACACTTTCAGCACTAACTGAAAGAGATTCCCTAATTGAAGTTGCAAAAGCATCAGCAACAACAATCACAATTCCTTTAAACTCAGCAGTAGCATATCCAGTAGGAACATCAATTGATATTCTTCAAACCTCAACAGGGCAAGTAACAATTGCTGGAGATGCTGGAGTTACAGTAAACTCAACACCAGGATTAAAGTTAAGAACACAATGGTCTTCATGTACACTATTCAAGAGAGCAACAAATACTTGGGTAGTTTTTGGCGACTTGACAGCTTAAGAAACCATAGGGGAGAATAAAATGGCAGCAGGCAAAAAAATAGGTAGAAAGTCACAAGCTTCAAATGACTTTTTAGAGGTAGAGCCATTAAACGTAACAAGTTTAACAGCTACAGATGTTGGTACATCTAGACCATACTTGCTTACAGCCAATACAACTTCTGCAGAATCAGCAGCAGGAACAGGTGCTGCAGCTTCTCTTTCTTGGACACTTCCAGCACTATCATCTGCTGCTACATCTTATACAATTACAACAACCCCGTCAACATATACTGTTACAACAGGAAGCTCAACCCCTTCTTATACATTCCAAGGACTTGCTTCTAATACAGCATATACATTTTTGGTTAGACCATCTAATGCTGCGGGTACAGCATCAGGAACAACATCATCTTCTGTAACAGTAACAACGGTTCCAGAACAAATGTCTGCTCCAGTTGCAACTGCTGGAGTTAATCAAAACTCAATTGCTTTCTCAGCAGCAGCAAATGGTGGAAAAGCTATTAGTAGCTTTACCGTAACAGGCTCTGATGCTACTACTGGAACAAGCGCTACTTCTCCAATTACTATTGCAGATACTGGCGGAACATCTCAGACTTATACTGTTACTGCAACTAATGCTAACGGAACCTCAATTGCATCTTCTGCTTCTGGGTCTATTACTACTTTATCCCCATTCTTCCCACCGTTCTTCCCACCGTTCTTCCCATTCTTCCCACCGTTCTTCCCACCGTTCTTCCCACCGTTCTTCCCACCGTTCTTCCCACCGTTCTTCCCATTCTTCCCACCATCCTTCCCATTCTTCCCATATTTTGATGGCGGAATGGGCGATATTGAAGTTTAATCTATTTTTCAATCTTGAAAAAGAGTTTGCATAGGGAAATACTAATATCGTATAATTTTGTGCAGCTTTCTAATTCAATGCTAAGTATCATATGTAAGCAGAATCTTTCGTTAATATGATATACTTAATAAAAAGGTAGGGTTGCATATGTATAAAGAAGAAAATACTTGGTTTACAAAAGATAGATCAGAGTCTTCATCAAAGCGAATAAATAGATTATTTGAAGATACTGTAGTATCTAATCCAGCTCTTGGATTAAACATTTATGAAGGTGCTATAAATAAATCAGATTCTGAATGGATTATAAATACTTTAGAAAATACATTGTCAAATAGCCAAATGTATTATTGGAGAGAAGCCCAGGTAACTAACTCTGATAAACCAATAAAAGCTGCTAGAGATTGTTCAGACTTTAAGTTTAATGATAAAACCTTGGGTTCTATAAATGAATCAAATAAAGATCTTCATGAAATTTATACAAAAACATTTAACATTGTAAAAAAATGTGTAGATGATTATGCAAGATATTGGGGAATAAATGTTTGCTATTATGAATCTTTTAATTTTGTAAAATATGAAGGCAAAGGCCAAGAGTTTAAAATACATGCTGACCATGGACCACACTATAATACAACTGTGTCAATTGTAGTTTATCTAAATGATAATTATGAGGGTGGAGAGCTTTTCTTTCCTAGATTAGATGAACTAACCTATTCTCCAAAAGCTGGAGATATTGCAATCTTTCCATCTAACTATATCTATGAACATGCATCGCTTCCAATGAAGGATGGAACAAAGTACTGTATAGTAATTATGTCTGATATAAATCTTTTAGGACATTAACAAATATAATAAGGAGAAAAGATATGAATAATGAAAAGTTAATTTCTTGGAGTAGCTGTGAAGAAATTGCTCCAGGAATAATGGTGTATCATGACGTTCTTAAAGAAGAACTAGATATTATTAATAGGTTAGAATCTGTTCTAAAACCAGTAGGTACTCCTGGCTATGCTTGGCAACCAGCTTATGTAGGATATCAACAGCTAATGCCAGAGTATAGAGATTGTGTTGACTTTAAGTTTAAAAAAACAGACATTGAAGGAGACAAGTCAGAAAACTCTTTAAAGCTTCAGTCAATATGGCAGGATTGCTATGATAGACAAAATCTTGCAGTGCAAGACTATTGCAGAAGATTTAACATTAACAATTTGAAATATTGGGAAGCTTTTAACTTTATTAAATATGAAGCAGGACATCATTTTATGGAACACCATGATCATGGTTTTTCTTATAACTGTACCGTTTCTCTTGTTGCGTATATAAATGATGACTTTGAGGGTGGAGAGCTTTTCTTTAGATTGCAGGGAATTAACTATATTCCAAAGGCTGGAGATGTTGTATTATTCCCTTCTAATTTTATGTATCCTCATCAAGCAAAGGTTGTTCACTCTGGAACAAAGTATTCATTAGTAACAATGCTTGACTATAGCAGCAAATATCATACACCAGAAATGTATCAAGAAACTAATTCATGAAAAAACTAATATCTTTTGTATCCAATAGACCATGGCTTAGTACAGAAAGCAACTCTGTCCCTAGTCCAATAGTAAAAACTATTCCAGATTGGTATAGAAAAGCAGATCGTTTTTTTAAAAATCCAAATGGTGATTTTTGGAAAACTCCTGATGGAGGGAAAATCCCAACTTGGAAAGCATGCCCAGCAATTTTTGATATAATGACTACGGGGTATACTTTAAAAACACCATGTGATATAGAGTTTGTAGAAGAATCTGGTAAGATATCCGTAAAAATTGAAAACAATTTATACCAAGATTTTTGTACTTCAAGACCAGCTATGCCACAGTTTGAGCATCCACAGGGATATCACGAAGATCATTTTGCTTGGATGCCAGACTGGGCAGTTGAAACTCCCAAAGGATACAGTGTTTTATATTCACAACCATTTAATAGGTTTGAACTTCCATTCTTAACTACTTCAGGGATAATAGATAACGACAGTGTTAATTTACCTGGATCATTTCCATTCTTTGTAGTGAAAGGATTTTCTGGACTAATAAAGGCAGGAACTCCATATGCACAGATTATTCCATTTAAGAGAGAAGATTGGCATTCTGAAATTGTTATTGAAGATCCAAAAAATATAAACAATAAAAATATGAAAAACTCTTTAAAGTATAGAGTTCCTGATGGTGGAGTCTATAAAAATAAAGTTTGGCAACCTAGAAAGTACGAATGATGTTAAACATTAAAGCATATAAAAGACCAGGAAGCAAGGTCAACATAGAACAAACAAAAGTTCAGAGAGACTGGATGGATGACACAGAAAATAGACATGCGTATAAATGTTTTCCTGTTTCTTTAGCTAACTCTATTGGATACTCTATATCATTGACAGAAGATGTTGAATTTATTTGGGACGGAATATCAGATAGTAGCGATACACATGTAAAAATTATTCGTGGACATGATATGTGTAGTACTGGAAGAGCTAACGGAACCATTAACTTTCACTGTGATATAATATTTAAAACAGATGAAAATATATCCATGCTTTCTATTGTTCCACCAAATCATTTTATTGATGGGGCAATGCCATTTACTTCTGTTATATCTACTTCATTTCATAATGAAACATTTCCAGTTGCCTGGAAAATTACAAGGGCTAATACCAATATTATCATACCTGCAGGAACTCCGCTAACAACATTAATTCCTATTTCTTTAAAGAGTTTATCAGAAACGGAGCTTGACCTATATGATCAAGTCTATGATCAAGAATACGAAAATGAAAGAAAGAATAAAGTAATAGAATGGGCAAAAATATCAAAAGAAGGTAGATTTACCAACTTTTATCGTGATGCTGTAGATTATAAAGGAAACAATATAGGTCATCATGAATTAAAATCCTTGACTATGAAAATAAATGACCATAGAGATAAAAAAGAAGGATAATGGTATAATAATAATATGAATACAAATGAAGCAATTACAGTAATTAGAAAGCCATCCCTTACTCCTTCAGGATTTTTTGGTAATGGACCAGAAAATATTGTTGAGCTAGAAAATTTTATGACAGAACAAGAAATTAATTTTTTAGAAAATGCTGCCAGGAATATTACTATTTGGGATATTACACAAAGCCATATGAACGAAAATGGAACAGTCACGTATGACTCAGACTATTGGAAAGATCGTGTAGCAACTGGTCCAACTTTGGGTAAAAATGATCCTCTCATTGGTCCAATTATTAACGGACTATACAAGAAGCTAGAGCCTGTTATTGAAAAGCACTTTAATGTAAAGATTAGGCCTACTGGAGAGACTATAGTTAGATGGCTTCCAGGGCAGTTTCAGAACCCTCACGCAGACAAAGAATTACACGAAGGCCCAGATGCTGGCACCCCTAATGATTTTCCATATTATGATATAGCAAGCTTATTTTATTTAAACGAAGATTACGAAGGTGGAGAGTTGTATTTTCCACTTCAGGGAATTAAATTTAAGCCAAAGCGTGGAGCAGCATATTTTTTTCCAGGGGATATGAATTATGTACACGGAGTTACTGAAATTAAGAGTGGGATCAGATATACTTGTCCATTTTTTTGGGAAATACTAGAACATACTGGAGATAAAAAGCCATGACAGAAAAAGTCCTAAACCATGTTGAACTTTACCCAAAAATCTTTGTATATAAGAATCTATTTAAAGATATTTTAAAAACACTTGAAATATTAAAAGATGAAAGTGAATATGCTTTATTTAGCCCATGGACTTCATGGTCTAGTTTTGGAGAATACCTTAATCCTCTGTTTTCAAAGTACGCCTACACAATGAGCCTTGATCAGATTAAAAACATAAAAACAAAAACAGAAAAAGAAGAAATTCAAAAACTTGCAATCGTAGAGCTTTTTGAAAACTTTCATTTGGCAACTCAAGACTATATACTAAAAAACAATGTTGATTTTGATAAAGATAAGATCATTATAAATCGTGAAGGAGAATCTCTTAATCTTTGGACAACTATTGGACCAGCAATAGCAAGATATAAAACAGACATAGAAGATACTTTGGCAATGGCATATCACTCTGACTTTATTAGAGAGCCAATTCTTAGCCCAGGTTACAAGTTTGGTATTACTGCTTTAACATATTTTAATGATGATTATGAAGGCGGAGAGATTGACTTTATCGTTGATGGAGAATCCTATATGTATAAACCAGAAGCAGGAGATCTTCTAATATTCCCATCTGGACATCCAGATATTTTAACTAAAGAAGGACAGGTATACCTACACGGAGTAATGCCAGCAAAGGGAGAAAAAAAGTATATCTGTAGAATGTATTGGATGAAGTATGAAATGGGTGATGATCAGTGGTTTGAGAAAGAGGCTGAATTTGGAAAGGATGTTTGGAAAGAAATGCAGCCAGACATTATGCAAAATTTTAGAGATGCTCACCCAAATAAAATGAATGCTGACAAAGAAAAGAGAATAAAATGAACCTAAAAAATAAAAATAGACTTACAAAAGACATTGTTGTTTATGAAAATTTTATTGATGAAGAGACTTGTCAGAAGATGATCCAAGCCTTAGACTCTCAGGCAGATAACGGAAAAATCTCTTGGATGCCTATATCGTTCTATGAATCATACTCTTCTGTTCTTCCACAAGACAACGACCAAGAGGTTATTGACGCTGGACTATCTCCAACTATCTTTTCAGACATTGAAAAAACAATGCCAGAAGCAATTGCTTCAGTTCACGACCTAGATCCAAAAATAATTTCTAAGATTGGATACCACACACAAAAGTGGGAGCCAGGAGCATATGCAAGAATTCACTCTGACAATACAGATGAGCATGGAAAATCTGGAGCATTTACAAGAAGCAGATATGCAGGATTTTTATATCTAAACGATAATTTTGAAGGCGGACTACTTAAGTTCCCAGGACAAGATATAGAGATTCAGCCAAAGGTTGGAATGCTTGCTGTTTTTGATGGGGGATTTAACAATATGCATGAAGTATCCTTAATAGAAAGTGGAGTAAGATACACCATAGGATCTTTCTGGGATGACAGAGAAGAGTCTGCTTATCCAGAAGAACTTCGTGCACAATGGAAAGAAGAAATGCAAAAAATTAGAGATATGCAAAAGATTGAAAAAGAACAATGGCAAGAGATCCTTAAAGAAGGATATAAAATTGATAAAGACGGAAACAAATATAAAATAGAGGAGCTTTAATAATATGTCAGCTTTTCTAAAAAATGAATTAGAAGAAGGTGGTTTTTCTGTTACAGAGATTATTGACAATATTTTAGTCGTTGAAGATTTTATATCCAAGGATGAAGTTTCAGAGCTTATGCTAATAATTAACAGTTATGATAACGAAGCTTGGAAAATTGAATATTTGCAAAATTTAGAAAAATTTTGTTTACAAAAGTTTGGCAGAGATGATGTAGATAATTTAGTTGCTGAGGGTAAATTTGAGATTACTCACAACTGGGAAGACAAAAATCTAAATATATCAGAATATGAAATTTCCAATACTATTCCAAAAAGACTTGAAGGCTTTGTTAATAAAACAGGAAAAAATCTACAGGTTAGTGGTTTAAAAACATTTCAAAGAATGCAAGATGGTGTAGAGCTAAAAGCACATACAGATCAACATACAGATCCATCAATAAGGTATGCAACAATTATATATCTAAATAACGACTATAATGGTGGTGAGATATTTTTTACCAACAAGGATTTAGAGCTAAAGCCAAAGCCAGGATCTTTATTGATTTTTCCAGGTAATGATGAATTTGATCATGGAGTCAGACATGTTCAAGCTGGCCCAATTAGATATGTTCTAGTTGGATTTATTAAAGAAAGAAATTTTTATGAAAATAACAAATACTAAGGAGAATAAAAAATGAATAAAAAGATTCTAGAAGAAAAAATTTACTATTATGAGGATGGCGTTAAAGACTTTGACCTACTCATGAACACCATTGATGAGTTAGACAAGCTAGAAGAAGATTCTGAATCATCTACCTGGTTTGACTGGACAGCTTCTAATGATAAAGATTTTATTTATGGATCTACTAAAACATTTGATATTGCTCAAATAAATAATTTAGAGGAACCATATAAATCAAAGATGGCTTTTGTATATAAAACAATTATGGATTCATTCTATGATGTTTCTAAAGACTATGCAACTGCTTTAGGAGATAACGATGAGCCAAGACTATTCCCAACTTTTAATATTAAAAAATATGCTGTAGGAACTTCTATGGGAGCACATTTTGACCAGCTAGATGGGGATCAAACTTTAAGATATTCCTTAGTAATGTATTTAAATGATGATTTTGAAGGCGGAGAAATATCTTTTACTATGTCTGACTACCAGGGTGTTCTTAATAAAACAACTCCTCATCCAGACTATAATCATCCAGAAAATGCAGAATTGATGGATTTTTCTATTAAGCCTAAAGCTGGAAGTATTATAATATTCCCTTCATCAGCACCATATCATCATACCGCCCACCTTGTAAAAACAGGGTTTAAGTATATGGTTCCAGGACACTGGATTCACAATAACATGGAACTACATAAAGGATCTATGTAGCATCAATGAAGACAGCAATAGTCACTGGCGCTAGCAAAGGGGTTGGACTGGCGACAGTTAAGCATCTTTCTGAAAATGGGTACAAGGTTATTGCTGTGTCAAGAAATTTATCTAAGGTTTTTGAACTATTATCAGATAATGTTGAGGCCTATCAATTAGATATTACAGACTCTAAAGCAATAGAGTTATTTTTTGAAAAGTATAAAGATATTACACTAGACCTTCTAGTAAATAATGCGGGTGGTGGATCAGGTCCAACTAATATTATTAATGAAACTCCAGAAAACTTTAGAAAAGCTTATGACATAAATGTCACTGGCCCTATGTATTTATCTCAGCTATTTGTTCCTTGCATGGAAAGGTCAAAGTCTCCAACCATTGTATTTATAACATCTTTTGGTGGAAAAATACCATATCGTGGAGGTGGTAATTATACTAATGCAAAAAGAGGGCAAAGAGGTTTGATAGATACAATGAGGCTAGAGTTTCCTCAGTACAGAATCAAAATTACTGAAATTTGTCCAGCAACTATTGATACTCAAAAAGAAAAAAGAGATAATGCTTTAACTGCAGAAGATTTAGCAAATGCAATATATTGGATTGGCTCCTTACCAAGCCATGTTAATATAAATCAAATAGAGATGTGCCATATCAATAGTAGCAAATTTTAATAACTGTATATGCTAATAGCACTTTATAAAAGATAAAGCTATAACACTAAACTATAGATTGATACAATAATTTTGAGCGTGTTTTTCTTTTTAAAACCATGATATACTTAACACTACTTCAGAAAACATGAAGTACTCACTTAATTTTACTTTGAAAGGTATATAATAAATGTCAGAAAGCGTATTCTCATTCCGTCTATCAGAGGACTTTGTAAATAAGTACTCTACTATCCCAGCACCATTTGGATTCTCAGATGCTGGGTCTAATTCATTAGGAGAGATTACGTTTATTCGTACTTATTCTCGTGTTAAAGAAGACGGGACAAAAGAACGCTGGCATGAAGTATGTCGTCGTGTAATTGAGGGTATGTATTCAGTTCAAAAAAACCATGCTAAAGATAATCGCTTACCTTGGAATGATAACAAGGCACAGAAATCAGCACAAGAAGCATTCCAAAGAATGTTTGAATTAAAGTGGACTCCACCAGGTCGTGGCCTATGGGCATTTGGTACACCTATGACTATGGAGAAGCGTAACTCAGCTTCCCTTCAAAATTGTGCAATGGTTTCTACTCGTGACATTGATCGTAATGACCCAGGTGCCCTTTTTGCTTGGGTAATGGATGCGCTAATGCTGGGTATTGGGGTTGGATTTGATACCCTTGGGCAAGACAAGCAGATGTCTATTTATGCTCCTACTGAGCCAGTATCAATCTATGAAATTCCAGATACTCGTGAAGGATGGGTTGAGTCAGTTCGTCTTTTGATTAACTCATTCTTACGCCAAAACCAATCAATTCAGCAATTCAGCTATGATCTTATCCGTCCTCTAGGAGCCCCTATTAAGGGCTTTGGAGGCGTTGCAAGCGGTCCAGCACCACTTATTGATCTACATACACGCATTCGTAATGTAATTGGTTCTAGAGCAGGTGAAGCCCTTGATAGCCGTGCTATTGTAGATATCGTAAATCTTATTGGTACCTGCGTTGTTTCTGGAAATGTTCGTCGTTCTGCTACCCTTGCTCTTGGTACACCAGAAGATGATGGTTTTATTAATCTTAAGAATCCAGAAGTATTCCCTGAAAGAAATTCATATGACCCAGAAAAACCAGGTTGGGCATGGATGTCTAACAATTCTATTTCAGCAACAGTTGGAACAAAGTATGAAGATTATGTAGATTTAATTGCAGATAATGGAGAGCCAGGTTTTATTTGGCTTGATGTTGCTCGCAGTTATGGCCGTCTTGCAGATGCTCCTGATTATAAGGATACTCGCATTATGGGCTTCAATCCTTGTGCGGAGCAGCCATTGGAATCATATGAACTTTGCACACTTGTAGAAGTGCATTTAAATCGTCATGATTCTAAGGAGGACTTCCTCAAGACATTGAAGTTTGCATATCTTTATGGAAAGACTGTAACACTTATGCCAACTCATTGGCAACAAACAAACGGTATCATGCAGAGAAATCGTCGCATTGGCACATCCCTTACAGGTATTGCTGCATTTGCTGATGAGCACGGACTACCAACAACTCGTGAGTGGATGGATGAAGGATATAATAAAATTCGTCATTACGATCACAAGTATTCAGAATGGCTATGTGTTCGTGAATCAGTTCGTGTAACAACAGTTAAGCCATCAGGATCTGTATCAC